GCGAACCTTCTCGACGACAGGTTGGCTATCCCTGACACGCCGTTGCCGGTCGCCATCCGATTCCACGCTGTAAGTCGGCCATGCCACGACATACCAGTCGAGCGAGACCAGCTCGACACTGTGATCGACGCCGGCATTGGTGGCGCCGGCAGGGATTTGCAGTTGTGAGATGAAGGCAAGGTCGTCGGATGTCACAACATATTCGACATCCCGATAGAGCTTGGTGCCGATCTGTTCGTCACGCTTGACCGTGCCGACAACGGTGCCAGCATTGGTCAGCAGCGTCCGACGAACCTTGAACATGGTGGCCGATGGCGCCTTGTTCTTCCGGAAGTTGGCCGTGACGGTATAGACGGCGGCAACCCTGATCGTCGCACCGACCAGCGCGGCAAGCACCCAGGACACCGGACGCCATTCGGGCACGATATAGGCGTTGGCACCCGTCGATCCATTCGGGATGGTAAATCCCATCATGCGCTTGTCGGTCGTGATCACGGCCGCGCCGCCCAGCGCTTCACCGGTCGCAATCACATTATGCCACTGCTCGCCGAGCGAGGTGCGGAACAGTCCCTTGTTGATCGCCGTTCTGCGGGCATCGAGAAGCGCGCGCATGCGGTCATCGCGCGAGGTCGAGATGCTCGTTGGCCATGCCGTGACACGCCATGTGGCCGAAACGATCGAGGCGGCAAAGTCGAAGCCGATTGCCGCCGACGAGCCGCTGATCTGGAAGGCGGCGCCGAAGCCGGTATCGGCCGAGGTCACGACATAGTCGGTTTCGAAATAGATCTTGGTGCCGATCTGCTCGGCCCGGATGCGGGTGCCGATATTCGAAAATACCCCGCTGCGATCTACCTGGCCGTTAAGCGAACCCAGGAGGATAGCCGCGAGCAGTCCTGCCGTGGCATTGAGGACCATGGACATTCGGACGGTCGCGCCGGTCAGTGCGACAATCTCTTCCGGCGTCGGGTACATCGCGGCCGTCAGTACCGTGGTTCGGGCATTCGATCCGCTCAAGCCGGAAAAGCCGATCGGATAGCCATTGGCATCGAGCGAAATCGTTGCGCCATTGGCCGCCGAGCCGGAGCCCCTCAAGTCGGATAGCTGCTCGCCGATGGTCAGATGAACAGCCTCGTCGTCGGCCTTGGCAAACAGGCCGGCGCCAATCCGCTTCCAACCTGCAGGTGAAGCAATCCATTCGAATATGCCGCTATTGGGAACGGTGCCGCCCACGACGGGATCAGTGTGTGTCCCGGTATCGCCCTGAACATCGGCAAAATTGCCGACCGAACCAGTGATGCCGTTCAATGTCGCCCACAGAGCGTAGTTGACGCGGCTTGCAACATTGTTTGCCCAATACTCAGCCAATGCCGCCGCACTGATGGCACTAGCGTTTGCCGCCACCTGGCTTGCTGCGGCAGCATTCCCGCTGGTCAGCGCTTCGGCAGCCTTCGTGGTGGCAACATCTGCGCTTGCCGCTGCAGCCGCGACGATCGACGCGCTCGCAACATCGGTGAACAGCGTGAAATTCGAACCGTCCACCACACCGAAACCGGACACCAGCGCGCCCACCGGCACATTGTTGCCAGAGGCCGTCTTGACGGTCAGCGGATCGCTGCCGTTGAAAGAGACAGTCACCGGCGTCACGGTATTGGTGCCATCCACGGTGAGCAGCACCAGCGTCTTGTCGCTGACGGCAACGTCGGTCACTGCCTCGATTGCGTCGACGGTACCATCCACCTCGGTCACCCGCGCAAAGCTGTAGGGTAGCGGCATGACTTTCGTCCAACTGCCGGTGCCGGATGCCCCTGTTTTGGTGTAAATGCCGTTCTTGTCGATATCCGTATCGGCGATCACCCAGCCGACCGTCTTGGCAACGTGGTTGAGGTCGGCATTGATCGCGGCTTGTGTATCGAACGGAACGAACCCGCCGGCCGCCACCATGGCATTCATCGGCGCACTACCGAGCATCTGCAGTGCCACACTCTCGATCGGGATCCGGCCGTCATTGAACTGGCCATCTTCGAACTTGATACCCATAAGAGCACTGACGGTCGTCAGAAGCTGCGTATTTGGAAACCTGATACCTTCGGACATGAAACCCCTCAAGTCACTGTGACGGCAAAAGCGGAAGAGAGCGGGCCGGCCACGTCGGCACCGTTCAGCGGTTCGAAAAAGTAGAAATGTCCGCCCTGCGGCAGGCTCGCGGCCGATTCCCGGAACATCACGAAGTCGTCGACCGAACCGTCGAAATCGTCATCGCCCCGCATCGCGATTAAGTCGTTTCCGGCATCCGCTTGCACCCGGTCATAGAACCGGCCGTTGGCGGATACCGCCACGCCGTCGACCGGCGTGCCGCCGGCGAGCCGTGGCCAGACCGTGCCGGCGACGTAATCTTCGATATCGAAGCGGAGGCGATACCAGGCATTGTTGACCAGGCTCGCGCCACGGAAGATCGCGCTTTCGGTGCCGGGTGCCTTGCTCGCCACGCCGTCGCCGACCGACCAGCCCGCCCCTTGCGTCCATCCTTTGCCGGAGCTGAAATCGCCCCTGACGACAATGTTGGTCCGGCTCGGATCGCCGTCAACGAAGGTCCACGGCCGGTTCGGCGCCACCACGAACGGTGCACCGATCTTGTCGGCGTCGGTCAGGTCTCCCGGATCGCTGCTGGCCGAGCGGTAGACCTGGACCTTGAGCGTCGCCGTATCGTCGCCGGCCACGCCCTCGATCGAAACGCTGCCGAGACCGCCCGTGACCACGATTGATTCCTCGGGCAATGCCTCGGGAATGGCGACATCCGTTTCACCCATGATGAAGTCGATCACGTCGCAATAGGGACCGGGCACATCTTCGTCAGTCACGCCCCGCGCCCGGATTTCCACCGTGTCACCATGTTCATAGTCGTCGATATCAAGAGCACCATCCGCCACATCGATTGTGACGGTAGTCCATGCGGGCGCACCGAACAGGCAATGGTCGATGTCGAACGTCTCGGCGGCGACATCACTTTCGTCGCTGTCGACAAGTTGCACGATCAGTCCGTCGCGATCGCCCGTGCCGTTCACGCCCGACAGGATGCGGGTAATGACAGGTGCCCCTGGTTCATCGATGCCGCTCAGTTCGTCGCCGACGCGGCCGGTCCATGCCGGCGGCACTTCGGCGTCCGTGTCGGCATCGATCAGGTCTGATGTCGCCACCAGCGACAGGATCGAGGTGCCGCCTCGGCCGGTTTCGACATCACGAACCACCATCGGCTCGCTTTCCTCGGCCACAGTGCCGAAATGCACGATCGTGCCCGGCGCCGGCAACCGGTCGGAACTGATCATCAGCACCGCCCGATACTCGCCGTCCACGGCACGCACCTGCCGCACGATGCTTTCACCGATCACATCGTCGGCACCATAGGCCTGCCAGCGGATCGCATAGTTCGATCCGGCCGACATCGTTACGGTATCGTCGAGTTCGACCAAGCCGCCCTCGGCACTCACCACGGCCGCCGCCTTCTGCGTCGCCACCAGCACGTCGTAGTTCAACATCACCTGGTCGCCACGTGTGGCGACGCGCGCCACGCCGTCCTGCGTCACGCGGATCTCGTCGGGCCGGTAGCGGCGCGAATGCATGTGGCGCCGCGCCTCGCGCCAGATCTCGTCGGGATGCGTCTTGCCGGGCAGGTCGAGCCGCTCGGTCTTGACCACATCGTCGATCGATACGCCCGGCCAGGGCACGATGCGTTCCGCCGATTTAAAGTCGTTTGTCCGATCGAGGAACGGCACCCTAAACCCGTCCGGACGGTCGACCAGGTAGCTGCGGTTCCAGCTCATGCCGGATGAATTGCGCGGATTGACCTGGTCGACCACCACCGACTGCGGACGGTCGATCACCACGCTCCACTTGCGGCCGTCGAACCGCGGGCTCGCCCGGCCGGCCGCTGCGATCGAGCGCAAGACGCTTTCGAGGCTGCCCTCGAAATCATGCCCCCGATCATATGAGAGCCCCTTGGCCACGCAGAATGCGTGCCAGTCCTGTAGCTCGTCGAGATCGATCCCGGCATCTGGCCACGGTTTGGCGTTCGGCAGGCCCTGCAGCACGAAGCGGAACTTGCTCGCCGGGTTACTGGTCTCGCGGTCGATCCATGTCTCAGTCGCGGCATCCCAATCGGGAATGACGCGGCTGACCACGGAATTGAAGTTGTCGAGCGCGCCGCTGAGCTGGTAGCTCGCCTTGATCCGCACCCCGACCAGGGCAAGCGGATAGGGCGCATTGAGCGGATATTCCGGCCGGAAGCTCTGGATTGCCACCAGCGAGACACGGTCGAGCTTCTGCGTCGACTCCGATTCATCGGTCATCCGCGTGACCTGGACTTCATGATTGCCGCGCGGCGTAAGCGGCCAGCGATGCTGCACATAGAAGGGATCGCGCGTGGACTTGTTGATCTTCAGCGTCTTCTCATAGGACCAGTCGCTTTCGCCGATCGGGCGCGAACGGACTCGGATCGACATCGTCACCGTCCGTTCGTCGCCATCGTTTTCGATGCGGACAAGCCCCTGCGGAAACAGGAAAATCAGCCCGGCACGATTGCAATCGCGCGCCAGCGTCCGCAGCACGGGCGTCGGGGTGCCATTGTCACCGGTAATCTCGCCCTTATTGTTGCGCGGCAAGGGGCACACCAGTTCGATGCCCAAGGGCTCTTCGAGCACCTGACGCGGAAACGCGGTGAGCTTGTTATCGCCACTCAGGCCACGACGCTCATAGATCCGGACATTGTCGAACTCGCCGACCGGCGTTTCGCCGATCCGATGTTTGGAGAATTCCAGCCGGCCATAGCCGTAATTGAACACCGCATTGATATACTGCTTGCCGGCAACGATTTCAGTATAGGGCTTAACAGCAAAGGGCGGCGCGTAGCGGATCTTGCCCAACACGCAGGGCACGACGCCGCCGGGATTGAGGCTGTTGCGCCAGCCGGTGAGCATGAAATTGCTCTTTGGTGGTCCCGGTTCCTCGGGCGGCGGCACCAGGGCATTGACCACAAGCGTGCCCACCAGCAGCGTGCCGATGCTCAGTGCGCCCGTGAACAGCTTCGCTGCGGTCCCCGTCAGCGCCAATGCTTGCGCCAGTGGTGGCGCGAGGAAGGTCGTGACCGCCAGCGCCGCGATCGACACGACGATCGACAAAATGCTGCGTAACTGGTCGCCTGATGGAATCACCCGCACGACCACCGTCGAGCCCATGCGTGGCCGCACCTTGCTCCACCATTCACGTTCCACCGCGATCATGCCGGATGGCCCAACCACAGTCACACGGACATGGTTCAGAACCGCCTCATCCGCCATCGGCAGCGCCCGCGCCACGATCTCGGCAAGACTGGAGCCATCCGGCACCGAAAGCGAGATCCGGCCCTCTTCGGGCATCAGCAGCGGCGATGCCCTGACAGCGATCAGGCCCTGTTGATTGTCTCTGGCTGCATCTATCATGACGGGCTGGCCTCGTGACGGTAGCAGCCGGCGAGCAGGCTTGCCCAGCGCGGCGCGGTGTAGTCTTCGATCCGGGATTGCCCGTTTTCAGGGACATGCAGCATCAGGCCGCGCACCACATGCAGGCCGAGATGCGAGCCGAGCCGGCCGATCCGGAACACACAGACATCGAACGGCCGCGCGTCGGTGACCGGTTGCCATGTCGGCGTCGCCGTCACGTCGTCGATCAGCGCCGCGACCTCGGCCTTTTCCTGCGTCGAGACATAAGCGCCGAGATAATCCGGCAGTTCGATACCGAGCGCTTCGCGATAGACGACCTTGACCAGCCCGAAGCAATCGGCGCCGGAACGATTGCGGCCGAGGTCCGAGAACGGAATTCCAACGAAGCGAGCCGACCAATTCAGCGTCATGTCCATTGCCCCGGAAATTGTCCCTGCGTCATCCGGCCGGCCGGCCAGGGTTCATTGGTGATTGGCTCAAGCGTCACGGTCAGCGTCACGGCCGACGCGTCACCAGAGGCCGACACGAGCAGGAAACCGCGATATTCCTGTTCGACCAGGTCGGGCGAGTTCGACCAGACCACGGCGAGATCGACCGTCGCCGGCGTCAGTGTGCCGCGCAGTGCCGCCGCAAAATCATTGTCGATCGCGGAGAACACCAGCCGCGCCTGCGGCGTGCCCTTGTCCTTGTCGTCGGGCAGCAGCGCGTCGATCATGCAGAAATAGAACGGGCTGCCGTCAGCGGTCTGCCAGGTCGAGCGCGTGCCATAGGTCAGCGGATCGGCGGAAATCCGCTCCGTCGAATCCGTCGAGATCCGCACCGGCACGTCGAGGTCCGGATGCGTGATCATCACAAGAACCGTCTCGACATTTTCCGATGACCCGGAGTCGAGCGATTGACGCGCATTGAGCGAGAGCAGCCTCACGGCAGTTCCACCAGGCCGAACGCCACCTTGTAGTCGATGCCGCGCGGGGTCTCGGCCGGCATGTCATCGCCAAACTGGTAGATCTTCGTGACGGTTTGCAGATAAGGCACGCCGTCAGCATCGAGCATCGGCGTGCCGTCGCTAGAGAGCAGCGGCTGGCCATCACGCTGCGGATCGGCCATCCAGAAGGGCAGGGCACCGCCCTTGCATTCCTCTTCGAAGAACCGCCAGAAGCGGTCGACCTGGTCGATGCTGAGAAACATCGAGAAGCCGATCAGCTTCGGCACCAGCGAATAGCGCCGCTTGTAAGCGACCGGCCCGGCCTCGATCTGCTTGCGCACGCGGCCATCCACGCCGGCGCGGCTGAAATCATCGCGCAGGGGCAGAGGCAGGTCGTCGGCTGGCCAGACCGCGTTCATCGCTGTTTGATCCTTGGCGCGACATTATACTGCTCTTCCATCGTGCTACGGGTCGCCGAACCCGATCGGGCCAGCGAACCGGCAACCTGCTCATCGAGCATGACCTCGATCCGCCGGTTGCCTTGGCTATCCTGTGTTTCCTGCGTCTTCACCTTGGCGCCGACATTGTTATGAATATGAACGCTGAGATTGCTGGAACTGCGCTCGGCTCGGTCTTCGTTCAGCTTGTGGTTCGGGATGACCTGGCTTCCGCGCGGCAGGTAAACCCGCTCCTTCCCGCGCTCGCCCACATCCGCCACGCCACCTGGTGCGAAGTCGGTGCCATCGGCATAGCCGGTCGGCGCCGGCGGGAAATAGGTCGGGGAGAATGGCGATACGCCGCCCCCGAAGAGCGATGACAGGAAGCCGCCCGATGCCGGCGCCGGCGGAAATGCGCCGCCAGTGCCGGTCAACAGATTGCCGAATGCCGAACCGAGCTGCGTCGATGTCTGGCCAAGCGTGCCGAGGTTCGAGCTGGTCGCGGCCGTCGTCGTCGAAAGCTGCGACAGGTTCGAGTTGAACTGGTCGATATAGGCCGGCGTCGTCGTGCCGGTGATATCGGCCGAATTGGCCGCCTGCGTCATCGGCCGGCCCGAAAACCACACCGAGGCTGCGTCCTGCGGATTGCCATATTGCGAGACGGATTGGCCGAACTTCGCCTGAAACACAGCATCCTGCGCCGCCTTGTTGGCGAGGAACTGTTCCGTCGTCATCGGCTGTCCGAGCACCTCCTTTGTCCAGGGGCCGACATTGGCGCCCATGACCTGATAGGCGCCATAGGCCCGGTCGCCGCTTTCCGTCGTCGGCCCCACCGCCGAGTAGTTTCCGGCAAAACTGCCGCTTTCGATCTTCCGTATCGACGCAGCATAGGCCAGCATGTCGGTCGATGGCAGCGTGTTCTGGTTTGCCGGCACACCGAGCAGGCCACCAAGGCCGCCGCCGGTCGAGAGACCGGGAATACCCGGCATCGCGCCATTGATCATCACCGTGGCGGCATTCACCGTCATCATGCCCGTCGTCGTGGCACCGGGGATCGTGGGCGCGCCTGAAAACAGCGACCAGATCGACGGCAGGTTGGTGCCGAGCGTCGCGTTCGAGATCGGATTGCTGATCGCCAGCGTCTTGAGCGAGCTGATTAGAGTGTTGGCGATATCCTCCATCGAACTCGTGCCCTGCACGAGCGCGTCGATCGCCGATGATCCCGCCGTCTGCAGGCTGGAATAAGCCGCCGCCTGCTGTTCGATCGCCACCCGCGCCGAGGCCATCGCCTGCGCGTTCTGGACATAGGTCTGCCCCTCACGGGACAGCAGCGCTATGCCATCCGCCCGCAGCTTCTGCTCGGCTTCAAGCGCTGCCGTTGCCCGCGCCCGCGCCTCGGCCGAAGCGCCGATCAGCGAGGCTTCAAGCCGGAGATGCGCCAGGTCGTCGTTCTGCGATTGCAAGAGACGCTGTTGCGCTTCGATCTTCGAGACGATGTCCGCCCGCGCGCCGGCTTCCTGTCTGAGCAACGAAAGCCGCTTTTCGGCGGCGCTTTCATCGCCGCCGTCGATCGGACGAGCCGAAGGGATGGGAACCCCATTCGGAAAATTGGGCACCGGGTCGCCACCGCCTGCGCTGAAAACTAGCTTCAGCCCCTCGCGAAGCTTTTCGACGGCGATCTGCGTTAAAGTTGCGTGCGCGTCGATCTCTTTGATCTTGTCGGCGGCAGGACTGCTCTCAATCGTGGTCAGAAGCTTTTCCATGCCGGAAAACTGGTCAGGCACCTGAACGAAAGGGATGCCGCCGTTTATTGCCGGGTCAGAAAACCCGTTCCTGACCAAGCCCGGATCAACTGCAATCTGCGATCCGATGTCTCTTTTCATTTGCACCGCCGCAATCGCCAACTCGGACTGCTGCAACGCGATGGACGCCTCCTGGCGTTTCAATTCCAGTTCGAGCAACGCTTTTTTCGCCTCGAACTCTCGTTGCGAATTGGCGACGATCGATGCTGTCGCCGCATCGCTGACGATGGCCGCCGTCGAGACGGCGTCGTTGTACGCTTTTTGGATGTCACTTAGTTCCTTCACGGAACCTTGTAGTGATGTGATCGGCGCGGCCTGTGCGGCGAGGGCGCGCGTATTGTCGTCGATCGCTAGTGTCGCTTCGACCGTATAAGACGCCAGAAGTTGATAGACACCATAGAGACCTGCGCCGATAGCAATGAATGGCCCTGCGACGCGCGCGAGGCCACCGAGGATCACCCCGAAATCCTTCATTGCCGCATTCAATCCGCCCTGCGTGGCATAGAGCTGCGCAATCTGCGGACCCTGCTGCGCGGCGATCATCGCGAGTGGCATGCCCAGCGAAGCGGACTGCCCTATGTCGAAAAGCTGGTAGCCAAGGTTCTGCCGGCGAAACCCATCGTCACGGCTCGATGACATATTGTCGTTCGCCGGCATCCGGTTCAGGCTCGCGACGAACTGGTCATGCCGCGCCTGAGCCATCGCCTGTGCTTGCGCGAACTCCACCGTGCTGATTTCCGCCCTGTCGAGCAGCACGGCATATTCCATCATCTCGGCATTCAGCCGTGCTTGCGACGCCCCGACCGGGTCCAGCCGGGCGCGCAGCTCTCCGGCGGCGCGCGCATAGTGTTCGGCCTCCCGTGCCGCTTCCTCGAAGGCGGCGGCCGAAGTCCGCGCCGAGCTGCCGAAGCCGTCGACGCCGAGCCGACTGTTCAGGTCGGCCGTGAAATTCGAGCCGACTTGAAGCGCCCGAACATTGCTGTAATCGGACAGGGGAATGCCGATCGCCTGCTGTTGTGCGAGCTTCGCATTCGCCACCTCGACCGCCCGCGACAGTTCGAGCTGCCCCCGCGCCGCAAGCGCCGAGGCATCCGCCATCAATCCGTATTTCCGCTGCATGCCGTCATAGATCACCGCCGCCTGCGTCATCTCTATCCGGCCGCGCTCGACACCCGATGTCAGCGCGTTCATGGCCGTCTGGAATTTCTGCGCATTGGCATAGCCGTCGACATATTGCCGGCTCAGACGATCGACGACATTGCCCGATTGCGAGAGCTTCTGGTCGGTCTGTGTTACGGCCGCTCCGACCGCATTGGCCGATTCCGTGCCGGCGCGATCGGCCTCGATCTTGCGCTGCATCCCGGCGACATAATCGGCGGAATCGAGCGAGGCCGAGACGCGAAGCGAACGAAGCTGGACTTCTGCCATGAATGTTTCCTGTCAGGGGTTTGGCTTGGGAGGCATCGGCTGCTGTTCCAGCCGTATCGCCATGTCTTCCGCGTCGATCACGCGGATGAAGATCTTGAACCGGGCGAAATCGGCCCCTACGATGGCGTGATCGTGGCACCATCGACTGATCGCCTGGTAATGGATCATACCTTCGGCGCCCATGCCGCCGAGCGAACGGTCGAAGCGTAGATCCTCAAAGGCCCGGAAGTAGGATTCGAACCAGGGTTCGTCGTCGAATTCTTCATCAGGCTCCGGCTCATCAGCCTGCAGCCACGCCCGCTCGGGATGCGCAAGCGCCATTTCGTCGAGCCAAGCCTGATGTTCGCCGATCCCGGCCCGCTTCAGGCGGGCGCGCCAGGCTTTCCGGAGTTTCCCAGATCGTCGGGCAAGACCTCAAACTCGACCTGGCTGACCATCGCCGCGCAATACTGGACTGCCGCCGTGACATCGCGATATTCCGGCGATGACAACGTCGTCATGGCGACTTCGGGGGAATAGGGGACATCGAGGCCGCGCCAGTTATGCAGAAGGTGCGTTGCCATCAGCTTGCCGACTTCGACAGTCTGCACCTGTTGCGGGATCTTGCGATGATACACGCGATTGAGCCGCTGCAGAAGGATGTCGCGCGCCACCGTGAAGGCCGGCAGGTTGAGCGAGGAGACGTTGAAGGCAACGCCGGGCCAGTCCGGATAGTCGATCCAGTCGCCCTTTTCCTCGCGTGCGAGATCGGCGGCGAGGGAGGAAAGCTTGATGGTCATGAGAATGCTCCTTTGTCGGAAGGGATGGGCGACCGGCCCCGACAGGCCGGCCGCCCGGTTTGCCGCTGGCGACTATTCGCCGGCAGCTTCGGGGGCGATATCGTCGGCCGCCAAACCTTTTTCATGCATCAGGGCAGCAAATTCGGCCGGCACCGCAATGCTCCTCCACCCGACCTTGAACTGCGTTCCGGCCCTGCGCTCGGGATCTCCAACATCATAACCGAACGGCCATCCAGTGAAGGTCTTGAGCGGCATGAAGGTGACAAGGCTATCCATGGGTTCGTCTCCCTTTTTCAATTTCCGGGTCATGCCGGCGTCCGGGTGATCTTCATCGTTCCGCCGATGCCGGCGTCGACGAAGCCCTGAAACGGTGCGTCGACCATCACCGCGCGGCCGTTGCCGGGCTTGGTGACCTTGCCGTCCATCAGCTTGTTTTTCGGGATCTCGAACAGGTACGAGTTGCCGGCGGCATCGCCGAGCGACCAGGACAGTCCGACTGTCGTGTGCGCCCGCGCCGCCTCGTAGGTGTCCTGAGTTTCGAAATAGGCGAGGATGGAGCCGCTGACGACGAACTTGCCCTTGCCGTGCTGATACGTGCCGCGACGGCCGACTGCATCATTGTCATAGACATTCGAGGAAATCCGCAGGTTCATCCTCTGGATAACAGGCGAGTTTGTGATGCCACTGATTTCGAGATCGGCGACGTTCAACGCCGAGTTGAAAACCTCGGTCTCGGTCGCTGCGACATAGGTCGCACCGGCGATGATGGCCGAGGCAGGCGCAAGCGTTTCGAGGCCCATGATGCCGAAATTCGCCTGCACCGATTTCTTGGCTTCGAGGGTGATATCGAGCGTGTTGATACGGCAGCCCGGATGGCGAATGAACGTATCGGTGGCGCCCTGCTCGTAGAATTCCTCGAAGGCGAGGGCGCGATCGGCAGTGCCGTTGACCAGCACGTTGGTTGCCCATGCCTGGCGGAACAGGCTCGCAAGCCAGTCGTCGAACGTGCCGTAGGAAAGCAGGCAATTGATATTGCCGCCAGTCGTCTGCCCGACATCGACGGGCGCGACACCATTGCCATCCGGCCGTACCTCATCAGGGGTTTCCGTCTGTTTCGACGGGCCGAAATCGGCCGAAACCCAACGCGCGATCTGCCACGCCGGCGTGGCAGGAATGGTCCCGATCGTGACCTCGGGAATGTGGGCAAGGCGCACAAGCGAGCCTTCTGCGATCGACATGAGATCTCTCCGTTAGTTTTCCGCCAGCGCGGGTTGAGGAAATTCGGCCGGAGCCGCAGTCAGGGCAGCGAGGTGAATTCGCGCCGATACCAATTGAGCGACAGCGTCATCGCCCAATAGCGTGGGAAATCCCGGCCCGGATCGCCGTTGCCGATCGCCATTCGGTCGATCATCACGCCATCCGTGTTCTGTTCGCGAAACAGGTTGGCGATGGCCTTCGCCATGGACCGAGCTTTCCGCGTGCCAGTGTCTTTCGGCACCATCACATGCACATAGGCGATGCCTGTTTCCTGAAAGAGATTGTTGCCGGGAGCGCCGACCGATTCCTGAAACAGCTCGTCGCCGAAGATCTCGACATAGACGAACAGCTTCGGGCTATCCTCGGTCTTGAAGGGCTCGTTTTCGAAAACGAGCGCGATGTCCGACCAGGCAGCCGTCGCCAGCCACGCAGCCTTCAGCCGGGTTTCGATTGCGTCATAAGCTTCGGGACTGGACATCAGATCGCGTTCAAAACGAGTGCGGGATAGGTGATCGGTTGCCCGGCCTGGCGGTCCTTGCGACGGCTGCGGCCACTGCCGCGCTTGAGCACATAAGGAATCTGTGGATGCACGCCGTCGGCGATGGTCAGGAACAGGAACTTGGCGGAAAAGGCGCTCGCAAACCTGCGATTGAATGCCGACCGCGACAGCTCGAAATGCCGATCGCCGGCCGGCCCGTTTTCGCCGACTTCCATCTTGCGGGTATAAGGCCGGTAGTTGATGATGATGACCTCGGCATCAGGCGCGATTTTCGCGTAATCCCGAACGATCGCGCCGCCGACCACGACGATAAAGGATGCGGCGTAAGTGCCCGATTTGCGCGGAACCCGCCGCTGCAGTTCTTCGATCGCGACGTCGATCGCCAGTTTCCAGTTCGAGAACACGTAAACGATCGGGCCGGGCAGCTCGACCGCGTCTTCCGACAGGCCAGGGCGACCATTGACGATCCGTTCGTATTGCGTCGAGCCCTTGCCCGACGAAACGACCTCGGCCACGCTCTCACGGGCGAAAGCAGCAAGCGCACGCCGGATGGCTTCAGGCGCAAGATCCGCCGTCGCCAGCTTCAGTTCACGATCGAACATGCCGAAGGTCGAGGGCATCAGCTCTCGGCCACCAGGTTGAGCCGCACGATCGCGCCATTGACCCGGATCGGAGGCGGTACACGCAGCGAATGCACGCGGCCCGCGATAACCAGTGCGTCGCCATCCTCGAACGGCCAGAGCGTGAGAAATCCGGTCGCGCTCAAGGTGACCTTCGAAGCGGTCATCTTGATATCGCCGATCATGTCCTCGGCTTTGACCGGTCGCACGAATGCCCGCATCGGTGTGTCCGTCTCCGCCCGTTCGCCATCTTCGTCCGGAGCCCCGAAGCGGCGATGCAGCACGTCTTCGCCATGTTCGGCCAATTGCCGATCGAGCGCCGCAATGGCTTCGGACGGCGTCATGCGAGCGGCCAGTTCCGGTAGGGTTCGAGCAGGCCGCAAATCGTGTCGTCGAGCGCCCCCGAGATTTCGACAGCGCCGCCCCACTGCGTTTCGCCGACACCCTCGACGACCTCACGACGCTTGAGCATATCCGATCGGGAGAATGCCATCAGCTTCGAGACCGACAGCAGCAGCGCCGATACGATATCGGCCGGAATGGCGGCAAAACCGCAAACCGCCGACACCTCGATCCGCGAGCCGGGCTGGATCGCCGGCCAACGTTGATTGTATTTCAGCGCAATCGACGGCGCGAGGCCTTCGATCCGCGCTTCATAGACCGTACCGGGCAAGGTCTGGGATGCGCCGTCCGTATCGATATACGTGATTGCCGAAATCGACTTGACCGGCGCCTCCGGCACCCGTTCGAAATCCCGAAATCCGTCGCAAAGGATCTTGACCGTCTGTTCGACCAGGCGGATGCCGCAATGCGTCTGTACCGCCTGTCGCGCAGCCGGAATCAGCAGGTTGATAATGCCGTCGCGACTCGTATCGCCGGTCGCGATCGAGCACTGCAGCTTCACCTGCGCAATGGTGATCGGCTCGGCAGTAGGCACAACCGTGATGACGCCCGGATACCACATCAGCCGCGCTTCTCCGCTGCCTTCGGCTTCACCGCCTTTTCGCCGGCTTCCTCGGGCTGCTTAGCTGCGAGCGCAGTCTCAAGCTCGACGAGCCGATCGCCAAGAATCTTGATCTCAGTCGCGGCAGCACCGGCATCTGCCTTCGCCGCGTCGTCGGCGTCCGACAGCGCCGTCTCAAGATCTGAAACGCGGGTCGTCAACGTCACATTCTCGGCGAGCGCTGCCGCCAGCTTTCCTTCGAGATCTTCGTTTGCCGCCTTCGCCAGATCATACGCCGCCGCTACGCCATCCAGCGCAGCGACTTGATCGCGCAGGAGCCCAATCTCGGTTTCCGGAGCGAGTATGGCGATGCCGGCCTCGATAAAGCGGGCGGCTTCGGCATCGCTGAACATTTCGGTTTCGTCGCCGGCGGACAGCGCGAACAACGGGCCGCTCATACTGGTAAGCATCTTGAGTTTCATCGCACTCTCCATTGGTTTGAGAAGCAGGCGCCCGTAAGCGCCTGCCGGTTCAAGCCAATGCGGATCAGGCGGCGGCGGTGATCAGGTGCTTGACGGCGGCCGTGTCCCCCAGCTCGCCATCGAAGCGGATCAGGCCCGCAATCCCGAGATCCGGCCAGAACCGTTCGCGAAGCACGCCGATGATCGGGGAACCGACCTTGCGGACGAAATACTTCGAAAGATCGCCGAAAATGGCGACCTTTTTGGCGGCCGCAAGGGAGTCCATGTCATCGTTGATGCTGTAGGGATGATTGAGTAGCGAGGCCGGCGCGCCGGTCTTGATGTCGCCCATCTGCCACAGATAATTGCCCTGGCCATCCTTGAGTTTGCGGATGGCGGCAAGCGTCGTGTCTGCGAACATCCACCTGGCTTTCGGCGACCGGCGATATGCCGAATTGACGGAATGCTGCAGGTCGATCAACTCGTCTGACGTAATCGCCGCGACGGCTGCTGCGGTCTTGCCGAGCGAAGACGCAGTGACGATGCCATTCGGATCGCCCACGCCATCGCCGATCGTAAGCTCTTTGTTCGCGATGCGGGCCAGCCGTTCGCCGAGCAACGCCCCGAGTAGCGCCTCCATATTGAAGACGGAATCCTGTGCAAGCTCCATGGAAAAGCGAACAAATTCCGTATCGAACACATAGGCATCGAGCGACTTCTGGCCGAAGGTGACATCCTTGCCGCCATCGTCGGTAAGCGCGGTCGCTTCCGTATGCTTTTCAGCGGTAACGGCCGTATCGTCGACGGTCGGCAGTTTGATCGGGTTGCCGCTCGCCGTGTTCATGACCGTGCAGATGTCTTCGTCGTACATCGGTCCCCAGGCCTTCATCGTCTTGATGATTTCCTCGGCAAGTTCGGTCGGGACCGTGAAGCCGCCTGCAGTGGTCGTTCCGGCGGTCTGGGCGCGGAACTCAGCCTTGACCTGTGTCCCAGCTCTGAGCACGGCGCGCTCTTCGGTCGTCAGTTCCGCGATGTCGGCGCCAGATGCGAGGAACTTATGGAAGACATGACGATATTCGAGCGGCTTTTCGCCGTCGTCGGTGCCGCGATGCTCACCACCCTCGCCAGAGATCGGGCGATTCTTGGCGCGCAGCTCTTCCTGCTGCGTTTCGAGCTTGAGCTGGCGCTCTTCACGTTCGACCTGCTTTTCCAGCCGGTCGTACTCGGCCATGGCCGCGTCATGCTGTGTTTCGAGTTCCTTGGCGCGGGCTTCGTCGGTCGCCTTGCCGATCTGGTCGAGACGTTCGCGGCCCTCACTGACGATGGTCGCCTGCTTCTCGCGCAGTTCCTTGATCTTGATCTTGGACATTTGAATTCCTTTCGGATGGTTTGAAGGGAATTGGGCTTCGGCGCGAGGCCTAGGCTTTACTCCGGACTTTCAGGTCCAGGTCAGCTTTCATGCGAAGCCGCGAGGCGGCCGCATTGAAATTCTTGGAGCGCATCTCCTTTTTCGCGTCCTCACGTGAGCGAAGCGCGATCGACGTGCCGTCATAGGCGGGCTCAGACACAATCGAGACCTCGCCAAGTTCGAGTTCGAGCAGCGTGCGCCTCGGCGGATCAACGGTTTCATCCCATTCCTGCCGAACGGCATCGAAGCGGAACGACATGCCACTGACATCGCCGCGCTGGACGAGAACGAAGACATCACGGCCATCGGTCGTGTCGGGAAGGTCGATTTCGACGGCAAGCCCCTTATCGTCTTCCTTGAGGCGCAGCGTTCCGGTGCTCATGCGACCGAGAACGCGACCACGATCATGGTCGAAATAGGCGCGGACATCGGCCGTCTTCAGGGTATTGGTGAAGGCACCGCGTGCAACGGTTTCGATGAACCAATCATAAATATTAGCCTCTTCACCGAAGACGGCCGCATATCCCGCGACGGTCATCTTGTTGCCATCGGAACGCGCCTCGACCGTGCGGACCAGGCTGCGCAGTTCCGGTTCAGACTTGGTCGGCATTGCCATTTTCTCCATTGTTCGGCGTGGGTTCTGGCTTGAGCGGTTGCTTGCCGAGCGGCACCGTTGCCCCCTGAATTTGCAGTTCGTCAGCGGCGGGATTACTGCTCTTCGGACGATTTTCGAGAGCACGCGCTTCATTCGGTGTGAGCTGCGCCGTCTGGATCGCGCGCGCATTGCCTTCCATGCGAGTCTTGAAGTCGCCACGCAGCAGTCCGTCGAGATTATGCTCGACATAGCGGTTGCCGCCTCGGCCATGGACCTTCAGATTCATCTCGCCTTCGAGCGCGCCGGCCCATTGGCCGACGAGGTGCTTGACCAGATAGAGATCGTTCTGCTCGACATTGCGGAACGTCGCGTTCGAAAGATCGGCGAGGAAGTTCGGCGGAATCTGCAACAGCCGCGCAATTTCAAGCACCTGAAATTGGCGGGCATCGATCATCTGGCCTTTCGCAGGGTCGAAGCCGACCGGATTGAGCTTGTATCCGGCAGGAATAGGAAAAATCGGATCGTTACTGGACTTGGCCGCGTCGATCGAGCGCTTGATGTCCGCCTGCGCGCGCTTCACGGCTTCGGCGTTCGCCGGCATTGGCCCTTCAATGGCGAGAGGCGGAACCCCACCGCCGGCAAAGAAGTTAGAGCCGTAATCGTTCATTGCGATGGCGAGCTGCAGTGCCTTGCCACCAAGGCCGACTGGACCGAAATGTCCAACGCCGTCAGGCTTCGGCATGAACGGAATGTCGATCACATCGGAAGCCGGATATTCCTTGTTTTCGAACTTGTAGACCAGCTTTTGCGCCACGCGGCGGATGGTCGTCTTGTTCGGGTCCATCGGCCAGAAGTTCTCGATACGCCGGCCGTTGCGCTCGATCCACACTAGGCCACGTCCGCCGGTAAATACCTGCTGCCAGAAATACTGCCACAGCTTGAAGCGGTCCATATCGTCGTTCGGCGTCGAATGGATCGTGCCCGCCAGGCGATCATTGAGCCGCTCCGGACCTTGATCGGTGCGCTTGTAGCTATGCAGCGGCAGTGACGCCATTGTGCGCGATAGGAAGGCGACGCCGGCGGCGAACGCCGGGACCGCTAGCGCCGATGCCACGGTCACACGCGGCAGGCTCGCGGATGACAACCCGAAAAACTGCAGAAAGTTCTCGGCGCTGACCGGCACCATCGGATTCTCGATCGAGGCGTCGCGCTTCTCCATCTCGGAAGCGACAACGGCCCGGATCTCTTCCTTGCTCGGTCCAAAAATCGACATCAGGCAGCCACCACGCTAAAGGTTGGATCGTCCCAGGGTGACGCGACGACCGCCGCCCGTTCCCTGCAAAGTGCGACGCCGGTTGACATCGCGGTGGAGACCATGCCGTCGATACGGCCGAAGGCATTGGCCTTGTCGAACATCCGCTGCCCGGTGCGGTTCTCGGCATAGACGACGCTTGCCGCGCAACTGTCGAGCATCGGGTTGTGAAGGATCTCGATCCGCTCTTCGAGGATCGCGTTTTCGAGCTTGTTGATGCTGTCTGGCATCCACAGATAGATTTCCTGTTCGCCTTCGGGCGCATCCTTGTCCTTTTCCAGAATGCGTTTCTGGAAGCCCTGCGGATGAATGACCAGCGGCAGAGATATACCGCGCTCTGTGGCCGCCTCGGAAAGCTGTTCGAGTCCGTATTGGTCGGCGGCGATCTCAGTCGGTTCGAATTCCGCATAGATCTTGGTGATGGCATCGGCCAGCCAGGAATACTTGAGCCGAGCCCCCGGCACCGCTTCGATATGGCCTTGGTCGCGCCACAGCTCATAAGGCGCCTGGTCGGTCTTGGCGCGATCGGCGAGCGTGTCCGCAGGTGTCCAGAACCATGTTTTAGACGCTAGCCGCTCTGAATCCTTCGTCGCATCGAGCACCCACGTCAGGGTCAGTGCGGTAAAGTCCCGCGTCCGCGACAGGTCAAGACCGCCGAAGCAGGGATAGCCCTTGGCCCTGAGTTCGCGGACATCGATCGGCTTGCGGCATGCGACCCATGCTTCGCGCTTGATCGCGGCATTGATCGATTGCGTCCATACGCAAAAATGCAGCCGGGCGATGCCGTTCCTCTTGCCGGGCATCATCTTCGCCTGCGACACGACGCCGGCGAGATAGTCGGTGCTGACCGTGACATCGAGCAGCGGGTTTGCCTTCAACCAGCAATCCGGATCGTTCTCCCAATCGTCGCCCTCGTCGAGCGAGCAGATGAACGAAAACGCCGTATCGTCCTCAACCGTCCCGGCGGCCACCGCTGCCGCATGCATGTGCTCTTCGTAGCAAATCGACTTCCGGTCGGTTCCGGAGTTCGTCGCCATGACTAGCAGCGGCTGGCGGCGGAATTTGAAGCCACGTTCCAGCATGTCGATCGTGTCGCGGTTCGGATGCTCATGCACTTCGTCGCACAGGGCGCAGGACGGACGCGGGCCGGACTGATGCTTGTCGGAGCTGATCGGCTTGAACCAGCGCTTGTCGCCCGTCTGGCTGCGATAGGTGAGCTGCCATACGGGGTTCTCGCCGGACTTCGTGATGCGATCGGCCAGGCGAGGGGACTGGTCGACCATCGCAACCGCGTCGCGGAACAGAACCTGCGCCTGATCCTTCTTCGCTGCAGCCGCATAGATTTCCGCGCGCGGCTCGCGGTCGGCAATCATCATCATCAGGCCGATGCCGGCGAGGAGGGGAGACTTGCCGTTGCCCTTGCCCTCTTCGTCATAGAACCGACGAAAGCGCCTCAGGCCGCTATCCTTCCATTTCCAGCCGAACAGTGAGCCGACCCGGAACGCTTGGCTCGGATGGAGCACGAACGGGATGCCCTCGAACTGACCGCCGTTGAGCCGTAGGTTACGAGGGAACCACGCAATGCGCTTCCTGGCTTCGGCGAGATCCCACACCAGGCCGCGCGACGGCGCATGTTCGAGATCGCGCAGATGGCGCCGGCAGGCGTTCCGGACATGCGGTCCGGCAACCACCACGCCCTGCAGCACATCGACCGCCCAAGCGGTCACCGGGTCATTATCATAGGTGACCTCAGGCAATTCGATGTCAGTCGAAGTCATCTTCGCCAAAACCGAAGCCGAGCTGCGCCCCGTTCTTGAGTCCGCGTTCCGCCGCCGGCGTCATCCCGAAGTCGCTCGCCAGGGCACGGATCTGCCGGAACGTCTCGTTGAGCTGGCCGACCTCGGGCCGCGCCTTCTGTTGAGTTCCGTTCCGGGTCTCGGTCTCATAGGTCTCGCCGCCTTCCCGAACATCGAGTCGTAGCCGCTCGTAGCGCGAGGTGATCCAGCAGAGCTGCTCGAACATGAAGGCGTTGGCCTCGTTCAGCCGGTCGCGCGTCGGATGGCAGAGGGGCGGCGCAAGCCGATCCCATATCGCCTGCACGTCGAAGGGCAGATCATCCGGCCGAAGATCCCGCGCCTTCTGCGCTGCAAACGCGTCCGCATTAGCGAACGGCTTGTCACCGGTCATCGGGATGACTTCAGCGCTGTGGGGTTTACGGCCTTTCATGATCCTTTCACACCACCCTCATCAGGTGGCTTTTTCCCTTCAATTTCCATTCATTCCAAACAAACCCCCCAAGCCGGTGGGCGTCCCCGGCGGGTCTAGAGATCGACCCACCCCCTCCCGTCATCGGTTGGCCGGGTGCTTGGGGTCGATCGGCCATCCGTCCGAGCCGGTCGCGTTCGAGAACCCACGATGCTCTTCGGCTTGCTTGGTCGCATCGTGATGCTCGGCGCATAGGCTCTGCAGGTCACCGAACCAGAACTTGTCGGGGTCGCCCTTATGGGCATCGATATGGTCGGCGACCGTTGCGCGTGTCACCTTACCTTGTGCCATGCACATCCGGCAGAGAGGCTCTGCCTTGAGCTGCAGGGTGCGACGGCCATACTTGCCGCGCCACCGTGCCAGTGAGTACCAGCCTCGCCACTCGCGAGCATCCTTGCTGCGAGCGTCCAAGTTCAATCCCTGACCTTGGCCAGATACCATTCCCGGCAGTCGTGCGGGCTAACGTGGCCGTTGAACGACCAGGTGATGAAGGTCGCATCCTCAAGCCTGCCAGCAACTAAGGTTTGCTCCGGGAGATACCAGAGATCGAGCTGCGTGGCATGGGCACCCGCGACGTCCGTGCCGATCGCCGCCTCATTGCCGCCGGCCATCACGATCGAAAGTTCATCGTCGGTAAGGTCACGCTTGATCAATGCAGTCGGCCGCTTCACATCGCGATAGTCGGGCATGGGAGAACCTCTTGGGGAAAGCAGAGCGCTTATCCCTAGACGCAAGAAAGGCGACCTCTCGGCCGCCCTTCGAATGCAGTATCGATGATCAGCCGCGAATGGCTACGATGGTGCAGGGATGAAGTCGCAATAGAACGTTTCCCCGATCTTGAACGAGCCGACAAGGTTCGGGTTAGCGATCGTCATCTCGAACTTGACCGAGGGCGACCAGCGGGCAAAGGAATTGTCCTCGTCGCTGCCGTCAGCCGGATATCCGCCGCTCTTGGCCACGCCGAAGAAAGTCACGGCTTCCTGCTCGCCCATGGGATGGATAGCACCAACACGAACCTTCGCACGCATCTTGACCGCTTCCATATCTGCCTCCTGAATGTTGGATTGATCATCGGGCGACATCGCAGCCCATATCCCTAGACGCACAAAAGGCGACCTCTCGGCCGCCTCGTCATCATCGTGTCATAGCTTGCGCACTGGCCCTGAATCACTCGCCTCGTGAGGCTTGGTCAGGGGAGGGGCCGACTGGATATCTTGTCCCTTGCGGAACTCATCAAGCTGGATCTCGGCTCGTCCTTCGGGACAACTCTAGCGAGTCATCCGTAGCAAAACGACTCTCACGATTCCTTGAGATACGCAATAGGCATCGGAACGTCATGCTTGCGGCCGAAAAGCGCGACCTCGACCATGGCCATGTCGTCGGCAATTGACACGATCGTGACGAAGTGATCGACCCACGGCCCCAGCGTAACCCGCATCACGTCGCCGGGCTTCAACGCCTTCTCCGCCTCTATCTCTTCGAGCATGCCGCTCTCGACCATCCCTTTGAATCGATTCACGGTTTCATCGCTGATCACGGCGCGATGCTCAATGCCGCCGATCACGCCATAGACGTGCCGGATGGCCTCAAGACCGAGCAGCGCATCGGTTTCCAGAGCGCATCGAACGAGCACATATGACGGGTAAACCGGGTTGCCGGGCCTTACTTTCGGCCGGTTGCAATTGCCCCGACGAGCCGTTTTCGTCGCTGGCCAGCACGGCAGGTACGAAAGAATTCCGCCACGCATCAGCACGTTTTCCACAGCTCTTTCAAAGTTGCGCTCGACGTGCAGGCAGATCCAGCCGCTACGGCCCTCACTGTCGCACATGACATTCATCGAAGCGCTCGAAAGCTGGAACAACCGAATGCGATTCTCGCGCTCGCTCAGCTCCGGCTTGAGATCAAGCCAGGTCACCCGAGCCGCCGATAATTCACCCCTAAGCCGCATCAGCATGTCCCTTGCACCTTTCCGCAAATTGCCACCACGCCGCCGCCACGGCCCTGTCCAGATCCTCGCCGTCGCCCACTGGCGGCAGATATGCGTATTGCGGCTCAACCGGCAGCCAGGGCAGCCTGCACTTGCGGAAGAACCGTTTCCAAGCCTGCCCGACTGGCCCGGCGAGATCGGTAGAGATGAAGTCCGCCCCGAACGCCGCAATATCCGCCGCCACTCGAATTTGCTCACGTTCCGATATCCGCCGGTTCAGCTCAGCCAGCCGTGGCCAGCTATGCACGGCCCGCCGCGCAATGATCTCGTCTTCGGCAATATCGCCACCGGCATCGAGCCGCCCCTGAACAAAGGGCGATGGCATCGGGTGCTGCCGTTCCGGCTGGTTCATGATCCAGAACCGATATCCCATGCCGCCCTTGCCGAAGGCCGCCACGATCTCAGGCGGCACCGCCGGTTCGTCGGGATCGGGGATATCCTCGAACAGTTCCTTGCCGAAATACGACGAAGGCGACGGCCAATGATCCTTACGCTGCGCCTTCAGTCGCTCGCACCATCCCGGAAATCGCCGCTCAGCCTTGGTCCGCTTGTCCTCGGCCATGGCGAGAAAGAACGGCAGGCCGGTATCCTTCGGCATGCCATCAAAGCCCTTCCAGTTTTTCACCAATGCCCAATAGCGGCGCTCTATCGCCTTCCGATCCTCACGTCCGCGCTCTCTCGCGCTTCGTTCGAGAGGGGTCGTTAAACAAGGGTCGTTAATAGGTGCCGGTCCAGAGTCGGCAGGGGGTGCCGGTTCAGGGTCGGCAGGGGGTGCCGATATACCGGCAGGGGGGGCGCCGTCATTATCCCCCGTCATAGGATTATCGTCCTCGTCCTCATCACCTTCCCATGCGTCGAATGCATAGCCTGAGGGTGGCGGACGATCGAAAACCACGCGGTAGAAATGGGCGCTGTCAGCTCCGGATTTCGTGTCCTCGACATGCTTTTCCACGACGCCGATATCGGCGAGCCGGTCGATTGCCGCCTGCACGGTCGAGCGCGCGCAGTCCAGCTCTCCCGCCATCTTCACCTGGCTACGCCGGCACCATCCATGCTTGTCGGTGTGCCGGCCGAGCAGGCAGAGCACCTGCAGGTCGCGCGGCTTCATACGCCGATCGGTAACGATCCAGCCGGGAATGATCGAGAAGCGGGCCTGCTTGGTCACGCCGCCACCTCACAGTCGGCGCGCAGTTCACCCCATTGATCAGCCATCGCGTCTGCGATCCCGGAGAAGAACCGCGACCGCTCTTTGGCTCGATCCGGCCCCGGCGGCATTCGATGCACGCGCGCTGTGCGACCGTCGACCACATTCGTGGGTACAAGCGCAGGTAAGTTCCTGAGCCAGAAGCAAGTCCGCTTGATTTCGCCATGTCCAAACTGCCACGGCTGGACACTCTGCGCTGGCGGCTCGTAATTTATGATCCGCGTCTTTGCATGACGATGCATTACGGGATTTTCGACACAAATGCGGTCGATCGGCGCGTTCCAGAAGGAGGAGAACAGCGCTGCGCCCTCGTCAAGGTCACGCCACATATCGTCAATGGTGCGGCCGCGCGGGGGGTTGGAAAGCCAGCGAACGCCGGAATTGCAAAGCCGCGTGCAGGGAGGGTGCGCGACAATAAGCAGGTTCCATCCGTCGCCAAGAATGTCGCGAGCATCGCCTACAATATGTCGGTTTGAGCCATCTTCCGCCGGTAGCAAATCGCACGACCAAGCGTCGTGTCCCCGCGCGGCGAATGCCCGCCGGACGGTTCCGGAGAATTCGCAGGCAACAAGAATTTTCACGCCGCTTCCTTTCCGGCCATCGCCCGGCGGCGCCGAACTTCCGCCTCGGCATCGGCCAGCGTGCGGCCGGACACCGCCTGTCCGAGTTCGGGATCGACGATGATGACCGTTCCGTCTTCGGTCGTGGTCACACTGCGCTTGAGGAAACTAGCCATTCTTCGCTCCGTCGCGTCTGCGCGCCGCTTCCCGCATCTCGGATTCCCGGATGTAGAGCGGCACAAGGATTGTGTTTGGGATTGCGCCTTCGCGGGTCCGCACGGCCTGCAGGCACACGCTGCGCGCGTCGAGATAGGCGACGGCCTCGGGAAAACCTGTCAGTTCGAGCGCCTTGCGAATGCCGCCGATGAAGCCCACGACATGCCAGTCGGGGCAGCGCAGCATCCATTCGGCGCGGTCGGCATGCGAGGGAAGCGCCACGATTTCTTCAACGATGGGAAGCGTCATCGGCCAGCCCTCACGCGCGTTGCGACGGCCTTGAGATACGGCCGCTCGCCGAGCACTTCGCCCGGCCGCCGCCAGCTCCGGCGACCCTCGCGCTCGTTCCGGTCCTCGTCACGAAACACCGAGGCAAGGCGGTTCATCGCCTGCAGCACACCGAGCCGCTTGGCCGTTTCCCGGTCCCAGCGATGCGCCATGTAGAGATCGTAAAGCTCGGCCCCGCGCTTCTTCCGCCGGTTGCCGAACACATCCTTGCAGGCTCGCGAGCAGAAATCGCCCTTGGATTGCGAGGCCGTTCCGCATTCCAGACAGGGGCGTACGCCGCCAGCCGGAGAGGGGGCGCGGGCTTCCATGCCGGGTTCTGGCGTGGGCTCGTTAACCATTACGCCGCCACCTCAAGCAGCTTGCGCTTGGCGGCAGCAGTCAGCATCGCCGCCGCTTCGGCCTCGGTCTTGTCGTCGCCGCGCATCGGCATCACGACCTGAAAGGCCTCGCCGTCGCCGCGCAGCACCATCGGTGCGCCACGGTCCTGCATGCGGATCTCGACCTCGTCGCGATTGATCAGCCTGAGCGCCGACAGGAAATAGCGGATGTTGACCGAGAACCGGCTGCCCCCCCTATGGACGCAACGGGAATATCGATTTGTTCACGTCCGAATTTCAGGTCATGCGGACTGCGCGTCACGGGCGCCAGAGTATCGTCTTGCCATGCGAGCGTCACTGACCGCGCATCGCTATCCAGCGCGGCCAGTCGCGCCAGCACTTGCCGGAGCACGGTCTTGTCCGCCCGCAGTTCCGAAAATTCGTTCTGGAACGTCGGCACCACGCGGCGCCAGTCCGGAAAGGTCCCGTCGATCAGCTTGCCCGACAGCGTAATGCCGGGCGCCTTCACCACGAACCGGACCTTCGCCACATCGATCTGCAGGCTCGTCGCCGGCGGCATGGCCATAATCGTGCGCACTGCCCCGACCGGGACGATCCCCTTGGCGTCGCCGAGCGAGAACCCGAGCGGATGCGACCCGAGGCGATGCCCGTCCGTCGCCACGGCCACGTCGCCTTCGAGCCAGACGCCGTTAAGATAGTAGCGCGTTTCCTCGGTCGAGATCGCCGGCGCGACGTAGGCAATGGCGCGCTTCATCGCATCGCCATCCACCTTGATCACCGGCGCGTCGATCGGATCGAAGCCGGGAAAATCATCAACCTCAAGGGCCAGCATCTCATAGGACGATTGCCCGAATGCCAGAACCGCCCCCTCGGCGTCGCCGGACAGCGTCACCACCTGGTCGGCGGCCACGTGCCCGATCAGCGCCAGGAGCGGATGAAACGGCACACAGAGCGAACCCCGCGCCAGACGCGCCGGCAGATCGACTTTGATCCACATGTCGAGATTGGTGCCCTCGATCGTCTTGCCGTCAAATTTGACCATGGACAAGATGGGGATGGTGTTTCGCCGCTCGATCGCGGGCTTGATGGCATTCAACGCGGCCTTGAGCATGCCGGCGGTCGTTTCCAGCTTCATTGCGATGTCTCCAGTTGGTGAGAGGTTGGTTCTTCGATCGTAAGCGGCGGCCACCACAGCCCCGCATGGTCGCGGGCGATCACGCCGCGCTCTTCGAATTCCTCGATCAGCGCCGCCGCCACGCTGTCGCGCACCGCCACGCCCTGTCGGAATGTCACATGCGCAAAGGGCAGGCCCGCGCGGCCGTCGATCCATGCCGCTGCGCGGTCGAACTCTTCCGACACGCGTTCGTCGACGGTCTTGCGCGGCGTCGTCCGCTCGAAATCTTCTTCCGCCTCGGGAAATTCTTCCGGCGCAAGGAACAGCCGAACGCCCGGCGGCAGCGCCTCGGCGGCTTGGAAATCCTGCCAGTCGACACGAATCGTCTCCCACGTGCCCCGGCCGTTGCCGTATGAGCCATCGGCGTTGCGCTCCCACACGAACCAGCCGGTATTCATCTGGCTTGTCGCCTTCGGCCCGTCCCATCCGTCGCGATGCATCATCGGCAGGCGGCGGGTGAAGACATAGACGCGGGAAGGCGGGTTCTCGTCCATCACGTAGCGGCGATCGGGATCGTCGAACCCGCACATGAAATTGAGGTTGAGGAGGGCGGCCATCTTGCCCGGCTTGTGCACGCGCAGCGCATGTGCCAGGCACTTGTTGGCCGCGTCGCCATAGGGCGGATTGGTCACGATATCCATGCCGCAGCTCTCGCCCGGCTGCGAGGAGAGGAAGTCCTCAACCCCCTGCGCCTCGCCATGCTGCGTGACTATGCCCCGATCGCGAAGATCGGAAATCATCCCGTCATAACCGGCGGCTTCCATCACGCGCAGAATGGCGGCACGGCCAACGAAGGGTTCCTTGAACAGCCGGGAAAAGCTCTCGATCGCCACCAGCGTTCGCGTCGCCTCGGCAGGCGTCTCATAGAGCTGGTCGCCCTTTTCCGCATTGCTGGCGCTGCGCGTGCCGATCGCGTGACGAAGGCTGGCACGTGTCGGTTCGAAGCCCACGGCTAGAAGCGAATCCACGATCCGGTCGACGAAGTCGGGTTCGGCCCGCACCTGGTTGCGCAGTTTGCGCGCCTCACTCAGGCGGCGTTTATCTATCCCGAGATCCGAGAGCGAAAAACGGTCCAAGCCTCGGACCGTTTCCGGCCGCCCGCCGCGCGATATCTGCCCATTGGCTTGGCCCTCGTCGACGGCGTCGGCCATGGCGACCGAGCACATGCTCTCGATCCTCAGAGCCTCGCCCTGCACACGCCGCGCTTTCTCGACCAGCTTGCGAGACGCCCTGACCTTTTCAGCCGACCCACCGGCGGCTTTAGCCTGGTCATACACGACCGTCGACAGCTTGAGCGCAAGCGCCATGTCGCCATCGTCGAGCAGCGTCCGCGCATGCGCGAGCGTCGCCAGCAATTCGGATTCTTGGAGGGGCGCGAGGGCGTTCATGCGCAATCCGCCTCCCGCACCCCGGAGACATCGGCCAGCACGCCATCCCTAGTGATCCGCGCCCGCCGGTTTTCGGCATAGCGCTCGATCAGTCCTGCCCGTTCGAGGAATGACCAGGTCTGCCGCATCACGCCGGCGCGTTCGCCGCGCGCAATGAGGCATCGCGTCTTGTCGAAAATGCCATCGCCGCCCCGGTTTTTGAACCATTTGAGGGCCGCTTTTTGGTGATCGGTGAGCTGCGCCATGTCAGAGCCCCAATCCGCGCAGCAGCGCCGAAATGGAAACGATGGCGTCGTGGCCCTCGCGGCCAATCAGTTGCAGGTCGCGAAGGTCGAATGGCTTGCCCGCCTTGCCGGCCTTGGCCGCGTTGTAGGCTGCGACGAGTTGGCCGATCTCTTCCATCACGCCGAGCACGTCGGAATCGCTGACCGGCACATGATCGATCACCAACGGCTGTTCTTTACGGGTCAGCGCGTATCCCTGAATGTCCGCCAGCAGTTCGGTGACCAGCGGATAGCCGTGCCGGATCTCCGCATCGAGCAGGATATCGACCGGCATCTGATGCGGATAAGCGGCGCTGGCATACTTCGAGATCACGGGCGACTGCTTGCCCACGGCAAGCGCCAGTTCGCCGGCGCCGATCTGGTCGACAAGCGTGCCGATGCGCGATTGGACATCTCGCCGATGACGGTCGGACGAAGGCCGGAGCAGAAGCTCTTTCATGCTGGATTCCCCCGATGGAAAGCCTTGGAAAGTTCATGCGAAAAGGATTCCATGACGGGTCCCGCAACCCGCGCTAGGAATGCGTCAGGTCAAGGCGGCGCGGTTGCCACTGGCAGACAATAAAAAGCGCGCCCGCCGGTTTGGCGGCAGGGCGCGAGGTAGCGGCTGGGAGGTAGAGGCCGCAGGGAAAAGCCGGGCGACATAGCGGCGTCGCACGGGTTGCCGAGGGCGGCTGACCGGCGGGGCCAGCTCTCGACGTGAGAAATGGAAAGGGCGACCGTCATTCGGCGGCCTCATGGAATGACTTGGTTTCCGGCCGCTCGATGCCCGCTGGCCACTCGGCTTCATCGGGCCAGTTTGCCGAGAACCATTCCACCAGGTCATCGTATTTCTTGACCGTGAACGTCTTGCCGTCGCGGATACGGGAGAAGAATCGTCCGTCCGCCGCGCACATCTTGCCGACCGTGGATTCCGTCAGCCGCTTGGCATGCCGGAAACTATCGGCGAGTTCGAACAGATTCTTAGACAGCTCTGCTTCCATGGGTGAAACGAGATAGTTGAAAACTTCCTACTATTCAAGGGGAAATTTTCAACTCGCAAATAGTTGGATATTTCCTACAATGATGCGAATGGAACTTAAGGAAATTGTCGCCGAGCGCCTGAAGCAGCTCAACCTAAAGCCGATCGAAGCTGCCACGAAATATGGGGCCGAGAGGACGTTTGTGCGCGACATCCTGTCGGAGCGGAAAAAGAGTGTCCGATCCGACAAAATGCCGCTGCTGGCTGAAATTCTACAGCTTGATCTAAGTGCGCTTTCGCGAGGTGAGCTGTTACCGATCGATGAAGCACACCCGGAATTCATCGAGTCGGAAGACGAGCCACCGGAAGATCATTACAGTCTGCCAGTGATGGGATTCATTGGTGCGGGCGCTGAAATCGAGCCGGACTTTGAGCAGGTGCCGCCCGAAGGTCTTGAGCAGTTGGCGCTGCCGTTCCCGCTGCCGGATGGCCTGATAGCCTTTGAGGTGCGCGGCGATTCGATGCTGCCGTTCTACAAGCACGGCCACGTCGTTATCGTCTGGGAGCAACAAAAGAAGCCCCTTGAGGCTTTTTTCGGCGACGAAGCCGTCGTCAGGACATCGACGGGTCGCCGCTTTCTCAAGACAATCGAGCGTGGCTTTAATGGCGTCAATTTGAGATCGTTCAACGCGCCGTTGATCGAGGATGTATTCTTGGAATGGATCGGGGAAGTCTTCGCCGTTTTTCCGAAAACCTCGCTGAAACATGTGGTTAAGGCCGGAGGCATTCAAGGACGTTTAAAGATCGCCTGAGGGGGAGAACTGAATGAGTGTCTCGCAGTATTTTACGGGCATGGGGATATGGGGCGTGCTGTTCTTCGTGATCGGCAGTATCGTGAACGCCATCGCCTTGGTCAGCGTTCTTTCCACAAGCGCGGCCTATGTATCTTCGCCATCAATGGCAACTTTGATCGTGCTTGCTATTTCAGGCTTCGCGGTTCTGCTGTCCGTCCCCATGATGCTTATCGGCCGCGCCTATGATGTGACAATCATCCACATTCCCAAGAGCAAGATATCCTAAGACAGGGCGGCAGATCATGAGGAAAGCATTCGGCGTTCTCCTAATTGCGGCAGTGCCGATCTCCGGATGCATGAATGACAATTACGTGCGCCGCCAGCCGCCGCTTGAGACTTATCAGTCGCAGCTATCAGCCGATGCTGCTGTCTCGTGCTTGACGCATTTCAACTACACTGCAACGACCCTGAAGCTCAGTTTCGTGGCGCAAACTCTGACGCCAGGCAGTGAGTATTACGTGGTTCCTGCAGGCTGGCCGGAGCCATTCCCTTTTTCGGTCGAGGTCAAGTCAAGCGGCTCAGGCTCGACCCTACGGCTCTTTCAAGGGACGTACATGTTTCCGTCGCAGGTTGCAGCGATGAAGGCGGCGGCGTTATCTTGCCTCACGACATAAGTAGGAAGTTTTCTACTTTCCACCTTACAAGTTGAAAACTTCCTACTATTTCTTGCTCCGTTCCAAACCCGAACGGAGTTTTTCATGTCGCTCTACCACCACCGCCAGCCTGCCACCGACGCCAGATACGAAGCCGCGTTCGCCCGCGTCTTCGGCGGCCTTCCAATGGCCGAAATCGTCGAGCCTCGCACGGCGCGGGTCAATGCCCGCGTCAAGCCCAACGACACCCATCGCCGCACGGTGACACCTGATTCGATGGCAAGTTGGATGGGCGCCCACCCGGACGCCAACACCCGCGAGGCGATGCTCGTCGAGTTCACCGATCACGAGATCCGCGATCACTTCGCCGAGGCGAAGCGCATCTACAGCCGCACCATGGCCGACGCCTAGGCGCGATTGCGCGTCGACCGGCGTAAAACCCCGCCGCCGGTCGACATGCAATCGAACCGGAGACGCCCGATGCGCATCCATATCACGCCCATGATCGCCGAACCCGAGCCATCGCCACGGCCGGAACTCACGCTGCTGATAATCCTGGTCATCACTGCCGCCCTAACGGCGGCCGGTGTGGCGTGGGCGGGGAGGGCACTATGAGCCGGATCTACCTCGCTTCGTCCTGGCGCAATGCCAGGCAGCCCGAAGCCGTGACGCTCCTGCAGTCGATCGGCCATGAGGTCTACGACTTCCGCAACCCGCCCAACGGCGTACCCGGTTTTGCATGGTCGGAGATCGACCCCGACTGGCAGGCGTGGAGCGCCAAGAAATATCGCGAGTTGCTGACCACCCACCCCATCGCCGCGCGCGGATACGTGACTGATTTCCGAGGCATAGAGTGGGCGGACACTTGTGTTCTGCTTCTGCCTTGCGGCCGCTCGGCACACCTTGAGGCTGGCTGGTTTGCGGGTCGCGGCAAGCGACTGATCATCTGGACGCGCGACGGCGAAGAGCCAGAGCTAATGGCGTTGATGGCGAACCATATCTGCACTTCGTTCGAAGAGGTCGCGTCCGCTCTTGAGGAGGGTGCAACATGGTGACGTTATCACCCCGCAAACGTGCAAACGCCTTGATCGAGGCGGAACGCACTCGACAGATCGAGATCGAAGGCTGGTCGATCGACCACGACGACCAGCACACGGACGGTTCGATCTTCAAGGCCGCACTCGCCTATTTCCGCTTTGATCCACGATTGCACAATCCCAACGTTCCATCCGCCGGCTGGCCATCATCATGGTCGAATGATTGGTGGAAGCCCCGTACCCGCCGTGAAAACCTCATCCGTGCCGGCGCGCTCTGCCTGGCCGAGATCGAGCGCCTACGGCGTCTGAGGGGCAGACGACTGCGACTTCGCACCGGCCATCGGGTTCAGGTCGGCCATGTAGAGGCGAAGCTGTCCGCCATCACCGAGGCCTTGATCGCATTGGAGGAATCCAATGTCGCAGCCTGAAACCATCACCCTTCGCCTCGCCGCCGAATGGCCGCCCAAGGCGGCGCAGCAGGCCTTCACCGCGCAACTCGCCGAACTCGGCATCACCGTGCCGGTTCGCCATCACGTCGAAGAACTCGGCGAGATCATCGATGCGGCCGGCAAGGATATCCTGCAGGTCGATCCGCTCGGCATCAGGGATGACCAGGAGGTCGGCCGGCTGGCCGAGCTGTTCGCGCTCGCGATCAACACGATGGCCGGCGTTAGCACGATCGAGCCCGCCGCCCCGTCCGAGAGCGCGGAAGGCCCGCGCCTTCAGGATCTTGTCGAACGCGCCAATGCCCGGCTTGCCGCCATGACGCAGGAAGAGCGCGCTTCCCACGACAAGGCGCAGCGTGAAAATTACGTCCGCGCCTTCACCACACCCTGCGAACACGGCGTGCTCGATTTCGAGCAATGCCCTGACTGCCGCAAGGGAGTGCGACATGTCCCCGTCTAAGCCCAAGCATCCATGCCTGTCCTGCAGGCTTCCCGATTGCGACGACGAAAGCAAGCGCTGCCCGCTTCGCCGTATCGCGGCCCAATTCCAATACATGGCCGCGCGCCGGCAACCGATCCCGGATGACCTGCGCGAGCAGCACCGCATCGCCAAGCACGAGCTTTGGGAGATTACCTACAACGAACGCCGCCGTGCGCGGTATCACGAACGACAGGGGGCCGACGCCCATGCTTGACCAGATCTTCAACCCGCAGATCATCGGCGCCATTTTCATGATCCTCGGTGTCTTCGCCATGGCGGCGAGGGACTGACATGCCGATCCGGCCCGAACGCGCGAAACTATATCCCGGCGGCGGCATCCGGTCGAAGGAATGGCGCGCCTTCCGCGCTGAACTCCTCGCACGCGCCGAAAACCGCTGCGAGGGCACTCCCCAGAATCCGGATTGCCGAGCCGAAGACGGACTGCCGCATCCGATCACAGGTTCGAAAGTGAAACTGACGATTGCCCACATGGATCACGACGAACGTCACGCCGATCCCGATCGGTGCCGCGCGCTGTGCAACCGCTGCCACAATCAATGGGATGCTCCGCATCGCAAGGCAAATGCTCGCATCAAGAACCGGCGGAAATATGCCCAGCTCGACCTTGAGGATTACCTGCAGGCGATCGAGCCAGCCGGCGAGCCGATCCACATCCACAGGATTGTCGAGGAAGAAACGCACGTGGCGGAGCGAGGCCAACAATGAGGCAACCTGCTTCGCATGGCCAGACTCTGAGAAACCGGACGAACGCGCGGCCGGCCTGGCACGGGTTGAAGGTCGTCCGCGTTTATCGCGTCACAGCCCTTGGCGGCACCGTCACGCGCCGGATCTCGCTGCCAGCGATTTCCATGCATCTTCTGTTTCTCGCCGAAAGCGAGGCCACATGAATGCCAATCCCGACAATGTCGCCGAACGTTCCCGCCTGCAACGGCTGATCAACCTCGCCGATCGCATCGCCGCCGACGAATGGCGGCTGGAACGCAGTAACCGAGGCGAGCGCTGGATAGTCTCCAGCCGTTTCGACGGTTCAGAACACGTCATCTGCGACCTGACCCGCTACGCGCGCAATGATGAAGTGACACTGCTGTCAGAAGCGCTCGACCAGCTCACCTTCTTCCTGCCACTGTTCGACCGGGCGGCGAAACGCACGCGCCATCTTGCTTCGGAAGTCGCAAGACTGGAGCAGGAACTGGCGGCCCTGAAAGGCGCCGCGCCGACCGAGAATGAGAGAAACGAACAGTCGCCCGGAAGGCAGAAGGACTATGCCGCGCAGGCGTCCATGCTTCTGGTCGACCCTGTGTTTCAACGCTTTCTCAGTGAGATCCGGGATGGCGAAGTCGTCGACGACAAGGAAGCGGCCGACGTGGCGTTGAAAACCGAGCTTGGCATCACGTCAAAAAAACAATTGAACACGGACGCGGCCGCCGCTGCCCTCTGGCTCGATTTTCATGCCAAGTACCAGGGGTGGATGCGGTTATGAACGACCTGCTCACGCCCGACCAGGCTGCCGCGAAACTGCAGATCTCGAAAAAGACCTTGCGCGAACACGTCAAGGCAGGTGAGATAGCCTATATCCCGACCGGCACGGGCGACAAGCGCGTTAGGATGAAGTTCGACGAGCGCGACATCCTCGAATTCATCGATCGCCGCAGGAAGCGTCAATGTCCGTCTTCAAACGTCCCCACTCGCAATATTACCAATATGATTTCGTCGTCGACGGTCATCGCTTTCACGGCTCTACAAAGGCCACAAACAAAAAAGAAGCGGTAGCGGCGGAGGCGAAGGTTCGCGAAAAATCCAAGGCCGATATCGCGGAATCGAAAGCGACAGGGCAGGGGCCACTCACAATCAACATAGCCGCCGGCCGCTACTGGACCGAAGTCGGCCAGCACAATGCCAACAGCGACGACACCTGGCGCGCCCTTGAACGGCTCGTCAAATTCTTCGGACCCGACAAGCGCATGTCCGAGATCTCGGATGCCGAGGTCGCCGACCTGATAGCCTGGCGCCGGGTGCAGAAGCGATGGGGCAAGACGCAGTATAAGGACGAACGCGAAATGGCGGCCGTATCGCCGGCGACGGTCAACCGCGACACGACCGCCGTCCTCAAGCGCCTATTCATGCGCGCCCGCCGCAAGTGGAAGATCCTGCTTTTGAATGAGCCGAACTGGCGCGAGCATTGGCTCAAGGAAGCCGAAGAGCGCGTGCGCGAGCTGCACGAACACGAGGGCGACGCGCTCGATATTGCGGTTCGGGAAGACTATGCCCCTTGGCTCGAATTCGCACGCCTGACCGGCCTGCGCCTCGCCGAGACGCTGATCCGGTGGAAGAACGTCAACTGGTTCGCCAAAACAATCACGACCACCGGCAAAGGCGGCCGTGCGGTCACAACGCCGATCACCAGGGCCGTCCGCGAGTTGCTCGAACCCTTGAAGGGCCATGACGAGGAATGGGTTTTCACCTACGTCGCCAAGCGCACCAACAAGAAGGACGAGAAGGTGAGGGGCAAGCGCTACCCGATCACCTATGAAGGCGCCAAGACCGAATGGCAGCGGACTCTCGGGAGATCGAAGGTCGAGGACTTCAAATTCCACGACATCCGCCACGATGTCGGCACCAAGACGCTCCGCAAGACCGGCAACCTCAAGATCACCCAACGCGTGCTCAATCACACCTCGCTCAAGACCACGTCCCGCTATGCTCACGTCCTCGACGAGGAAGTCGCGGCGGCTCTCGACAGTGTCGCGGATTCCCGTAGATTGTCCCGTAGCGCGAAGAAGGACACCGCCTAAGCGATTGAGAAAGCAACACCTTTCGAACGTCGACCTTGATTCCTTCTAAGCAGGTTGTCGCAGGTTCGAGCCCTGCAGGGGTCGCCAGTCTTTTATGCCTCGCCACATATCCCCGGACTCTCGCCACGATTTCCGGACTCGACTCCATTTGTGGACAAGACAAATTGTAACGGTGAATCTTGGTTAACCCCGGCTGCCATTGGTGTGGCAGGCCGTCTAACGTTGCCACGGTGGGTGCTCCAGAATGAGGGTTTGGAAAATCGCGGGTGTCAGCGTCCTGCTTGGATTGGCAGCAATCTATGTCTATCAGGAAATCCAATTCAGAAAGCCGCTAACCGCAGCCGAGATTGACGGACTTGCTGCAACTATTGCGGGGCAGATGGATTGCGATTGGCCTTATGAGTCGACACGCAAACGCGAATGGCTGAGGCTTAGATCGCGCGCAGAACGAAAAGTGGATGCGCGACATACCAGCCAAGATTTATGGCAGCGATGGGCAAATACCAGGGGCTGACTCCGGATCAACAATGTGCGCTGTTGGCCAAGTTTCCTGATTTAGTTCGACCGTGGCACGATTAGGTTCTGCAGACGGACTGCGCGACATCGCGGATCGAAGTCTGCAGTTTAGTCCGCGCTCACGTGGCGAAAAAACCGGGAATCCGATCCCATCTGGCGACGCTCATCTTTTCAACGGAATTCAGCCGCGACGATTGGTCTGTCCGCGCTCATCGAAGCCGGGCTTCGGTCCTGTCTTCTTCGACGCGTCTTCCAGCGTCGCATCGTCGTTGCCGGTTACGGTGCGGGGCGTCGCGCTGGCGATGCCGTTATTCCTGCGGTCACCTTGCGACGGCGCGAACTGGCCTTCGGCGTCTTTTTCGGTCCGGGTCTTGCTTGATGTCATGGCCTCATCCTTTCCAAGCAAACGGCGAGCCGAGGCGGAAGTTCCCGAACGTCGCGCTGGCGCGCCATAGGCTCAGTCCGGGCGGCTGACCCAGCCCGCTTCTTTCGAGCACGCCTCCTGGCCGTCCGCGTTCATCTTTTCCCATTCGGAAATGTCGATGTCGCGACCGTAGTTGTCCTGCATCATCTTTTCGTTGGCGCAGGAACAATAGGCCGCAATGGCATCCGTCGTCTGGCCCTCGTCGGCATTGTCCTCGAGGCACTGGCCGATGACGTCTCCCGCCCCGGCCGCAAGCGAATAGATGGGAAATGCGGATACAAGAATGAAGATCGAAGCTGCTGCAAGCACGCGCATGACGTCCTCCCCGGCATGAAGCCAACATCGCATAGACATAGCGTGTGGTGCGGCGGGTTGCTAAGATTGTTTTGACTTTATTTGGGGCGGCTTGTCAGGATACGGCGCCGTGCCGAACCTTTTGCCGCTTTGATCATTTCAACCGTGAGCCGAAAAGGGAGAGGTGT